ACAGCCGTAAATCTTGTTGCTTGTATATCATTTTTAAAACTCATAATTCTCCTAGTTTGTGGCTCCCGAAGGAGCCACTATTTACTTATTATACTTTTTGAGCCGAATCGTTATGGTAATTTTGTAAATATTTTACACCGATTCTTGCTTGTCCAGCTGTAGCTGAGTTAGTTACAACAATTGCAAATAACTCAATATCTGTTGCTCCAACTTGCCATCTATCAGTAGCTGATTGTAGCATTCTTAATGGTCCAACTGCTCCTGCTGCAATGTTGTGAGCTGCTGCAATGTCAGTAGCATTATCTGAACCATCACCTAAAGCTAAAGTAGTTGTAGATGAGTTTGCAAATAATGTTTCAACAAAAATTGAAATTTCTGTTATTTGCGAGTACGCTGGAATAATTAATCCAGTCGCTGTAGCTGTGGTATCATTGTAGTTGATAAGAGTGGGTGCTAGTTTTCCAACTTCTGTAAAACCAACATTAGCTCTATTTTGTCCAAGTACAGTACCTGTAGTATATTGAATCGTTCCCGATTTTATCGGTCCCGAAAATGTAGTTCTTGCCATAATATCCTCCTGTATAGCGTTAATTTTGTAGTCTCTATACCGTCTGCCTAGTCAGTCTACAAAATATTTAATCTAGGTATTTTCATTATACATAAAAAAAGGGGCGATGTGAACACCGCCCCTTTAAGTAATACTAAAAAAAGTATTATCTATTAGCTAGTTGGTAAATTTCCGTTACCAAAAATACATCTTGGATCAGAAAATCCGAAAGAGTATCTTTCTCTAGCTTTAAATCTTACATTTCCAGTATCGAAGTCACCTTCAATTGCAGTTTTGATCGGTGATCTAACGAAGTGTTTTAGTCCGTTAGGTATATCCGTCAATAAGAAGAATGAGTCAGTATCAGTTAAGAAGTTATTCACTGAATAACCTTCTGGTACCATACCCATGCTTGCAATTGCGTTGATATCGTTATCAGCTGTGCCGACTCTTTGAGGTGATTTCATCAATCTCTCAGCAGTAAATTGTAATTCTTTTGGAATTATCATTTTTCTACCTTGAGTAGCGATTCTTAAACCTCTTTCATCAACAAAACCTGCGATGTCAATTAATGACTGTTCTAATGAAGTTTCATTAAGGTCTGCAGCAGTTGCAAGAACATTTGAAAAGACACCACCAGTAGCTAATGGGTGAGAAGCATTAATTAATGATACTCCATCTCCACCAGTTACAGTAGCAACTTGTGCATTGTTCAATACGTTTGCAGCTTTAACTTGCTTCGTATTAGACATTGATCTTGCAAGAGCTCTTGTGTATCTCGCTGCAAGTCTGTCATATAGGTTGTCTTCGATTGCTTCTTCAGTAATAGCAAATGCTAAAGCGATTGTTTCGTGATTGTATCTAGCTGTGAAAGTTTCACCTGCTTGATCAAATACTACTCCAGCACCTTCTTGTTTAGTTGGTGCAGAAGCGAAACCACTTAACATTACTTCTTCTTCGAAAGCTCTGTCAGATGTTTCAGACGTGAAAATCTCCGCATGTTGATTCTCATATCTATTATATTCCAGGCCGAATAAAGCATTCAAACCTGGCTCTAGTTCTTTAACTAGCTGTGCTCTTGATATAGCCATAGTTTATTCTCCTTATGCTAAGCCTGTACCACTTCTGTAAAAGTGATTGTTGATTCTAACAAGAATATTAGCATTTGACGTAGTCACATCCGAATTCTCTGGATCTTGTGAAATGTCAATTGCTTGTACAGCAAAAGTAGTCGCAACACCTGATACTGATACATCAAGTTGCACTTTTGATATTCCTGTTTGTGTTACACCAGTAGTGTTTGACAAAGAGTAGTTCTTATATAAGTCTGCTCTAACAAAACTCTGATCAGCGTTCATCAGAAATACTGCGTCTGGATCATCTACAACAAAAGCTGTTATATCGCCTTGTGTTGGAGTAATTGAGCCAGGGTAGTAATTACTGTAAGTCGGCTTCTGAGTTGTTGGATCATTATAAAAACATCCGTTAAACACGCCCACAACAGCATCCGATGTATTCGCAGTTGCTCTTTCAATGTTACCATTTGATGTAGGGATAACCGCATCACCTTGGTAAATTGCAGTAGCACTTCCTGCTTTAATCACGTATCTGTTTTGAGCTCCTACTAATGGTGAACCGTCTAGTTTTCTGTATGGTCTTAGACCAAACTTTTCTAGTTGATTTGCCATAGTTTAGTTCTCCTATTTAACTAACAGTTTATTTTAATGACCAAGTAGGTATTGCAAAAAAATTATTTTTTACGACTACCACCAAAGGTCACTCTCGACTGTCTATCAATATTGATAGGCATGTCTGGGTGCTGTTCCTTCATAAGATCATTGTCAACAGCGTTCATTCTATCTTGAGTAATTCTTCTGAAATACTCAGCACGTTGAACCAAAATCTCTTCTGGTATCCTTGCCAGCACAAGGCCTCCAATTCCTATACACCCCTCGTATTTACCTTCGGTATAGAATGGGTAACTGTTATCGCCAATCTCGTTTCTAACTTGATCAACTTTTACAAATTCCCAACCTTCCCTAATTTTTTTAGATACATTAGCTGTATCCTCAAAACCTTGAACGGTTGTACGTATCCATCTGTGGGCGTACCCATTCGGTGCAGGTGGTGCATCCAAACTGGATGGTGGAGTCCAAGATTTTTTTGCTTCTTTTGAAGCTTTCTTATCTGACTCCCGTGAAGTTCTATCTATTGTACTCATTTATCTATCCTCCTTCACGTATCTAGCGTATTCCTCTAGTGGCACCCCTAATCGTTTAGCAATAGCTACTTGTGACTTGGTGAGTTTCACAGTTCTGCGTCCCTGTTGACTACGACCAGCCGAGGCAACCGTTTGGACGGGTTTCGGTGTCTCTTTTTTTGGCTCATCTTTAGTGTCATCAAAACTACCTGGAAAATATTTCCTTAGTCTTGAATTAACTTCATTATAATACTCATCACTGTCTACTTCAATACCCTCTTGAGAAATATTGTTGTGTATAGTGATAGCAGCATTAGTCATGACTTCATCAGTTCCAAACCATTTATTTTCCTCAGCCCATTTTTTAGCTTTTGGTGTAATTTGTGGCATAGAATCTGATCCGCTGTTTGAGGTATCAGCTTGTACGTTTTTTTGTTGTTTATTTTTCTCTTCTGCTGCTTTTTTAAGTTCTTCCCGATTAGCAATCTCTAATCTAGCTTTTTCTTTTTCAACAGCTAGCTGAGTTAACTTATCGTTAGCCTCCATAATCTTGGTCGGGTCATTACTTTCAATTGCAGTTTTAAGAGCTACTTTGACTTGTTCTCTTTGAGCATCAACTCTTGCATCTAATTCTTTAAGATACTGTTCGTCAGTAGAGTTTAGCTTTTGAACATTTACATCAAATTTCTTTTGTAATCCCTTCGCAAAATCAAGAGCTGCTTTTTCTCTTCTCTCAGCTTCTTTTTTTTGATAGACAAGTTTATCGATTCTTTTTTGATAATTTCTTCTCTCCCCCTGAAGGTCGGGCTTTTCTTCTTGTTTTTCCTCAGTTTTAGTTTCAGATGTTTCACGTGAAACTTCAGGTTGTGTTTCATCCTTAACTTCTATTTGAGGTTTTTCTTCTTTTTTCTCCTGGTCAGTTTTTGGATGCTCGGTATATCCAAGATCTACTTCACCAACATTGAGATCAGGCTCTTTGTCTTTTTTAGTATCTTCTTTAACTTCGATGCTTTCTTCTTTTACATCATCCGTATCAAGTTCTACTTCTTTTTCTTTGGCTAATAATGCTTCTGCACTATAGTCTTTTACTTCTGCCATGTTTATCCTCCTTTAAAATAAATGGAGAATATCTTCTGGCTTTCCTATAGTTCCTATTATTTCGTCATCATTGAGTATACGGTGTTCACCGTATTTAGTTTGAAATCTTGATCCAGTGTATCTGCCATAAACAACAAATTCACCTTCCTTACACCAAGGCCCGTTTGGAAATTTTTTTTCGTCTTGATAGCAGAGATCACCCATTTTGACCACTAATCCAACAACTGTTGTCATTTGAATTTTGTCTTGAGTTTCATCTGCTAAAATAACACCGCCTTTAGTCTTAGCCTTACCAGACCATGGTCTAACTAACATTCGGTATCCTACTGGGTTTGGTATGATTTCAAGATATTCTTTGATGCCTTTAGGGTCTGTTGGAATTTGTGATTTAACCTCTGCTTCTTTTTTTTGGTCATTACCAAAATCTGTAAGCTTAGGTTTTATCAATTGTACCATCGTTATCCTCCTTATGCAGGTTTTTAATATCCTGAAGCAGCGTTTCTAATCCGCTGAGTCTGCCTCTAGCATACATCAACTGAGATTCCGTTTCAACCCCATAACAAATATGATCTTTAATATCTCTTATTTGCTTATTAATTGTATTTCTAATTTGATCTACTGTGGTTGGGTCCAACATTATGTTAACCTTATTGAATTATAATGAGCAATTTCTAATTGTTGCAAAGAGTGTTTTGCATGTTCATATGGGCTTTCTGCTCTGTACCAATGAAAAACATATATACCATTTGCAATTCTAAATTCATATCCTGCATCAATAATTTTAGCTTGAGTTAAATTATCTGTGCCTAATTGACGACCTGTTTCAACACATCCCCCTAATTTTTTCATCACTCCAACATTAACAGCAAAAAATACTCCCGACATGTGTCCTTTCTTTTTTATAATTTTAGATTGATTTTTATACTTTGTTGCTAAAAATTTTCCTACATTTCTATGATAACCATAATCAAAATTATAGGGGTCTATACCCACTACCATTTGCTCAAGTGTATTCATTCTATTTACTCTAGAACATATGCCTTTACAGTTAGGATTATCTTGAATTATTTGTTGAAGTTGTAAGTACCAGTCGTTAGTTGTAAAGATTGCATCATGATCTAAAAATGCTACCCAATCTTCATCTGCATGTTCATTCAAACAAGCATTATATGCCTTACCTAAATCTTTCTTTCCGGTATTATCCCAAGCAACATGTGTCCAAATTTTAACCATGATTTTTATATTCTCTTGCGAGTGAAGTGAAAACTTCTTTAATACGATCTACTTGTTTTAGAGACATACCTTGATGTGCTCCTAATAACATACCATTTTTCATAACTTCATCTGCAACAAAAAATTGATTATTACCTTTCCACCTTTTATTTTTCATAATAGGTTGTCTTGTAATATTTCCTGTAAAAATAGTTCTTACTTGAATACCATTTTTTTCAAAATATATTTGCATTTGTTTTCTTGTAAACGGTGCTTTAGAATCTAAAACTAGAGGATAAGCTAACCAAGGTGTATCAGCGTGGCCATTACCTACTCTTCCTACCCATCTAATATGTGAATAAGGCATAAAAAAATCGTTTAATAATCTAAAATTTCTTTGTCTTATTTTTTTATAATTTGATAATTTTTTCAATTGCTCTAAACCAAATGCAGCAGATATTTCTGACGGTAAAAAATTATATCCTATATCTGTAAATATAAATTTAGAATCATAGTCAATACCATCAACTTTAGTATTAAACCTTTTTTCTATTTCCTCTGACTCATTAAAAAGTGCTGATGATCTTCCCCATCCTCTAAGTAATTTTAATTTATCAAGTAATTTTTTATCATTAGTGCATACCATTCCGCCTTGACCTGCAGCTGTAATAATATGAGATGCATAAAAGCTTGTTGTGACTAAATCATTAAATTTACCCGTTGTTCCATCTTTACTATCCCAATATTTATAACCTATTGTATCAGCACAATCTTCTATAATTTTTAATTTATGTTTTTTTGCAATTCTATAAATACTTTTCCAATCACATACATTTCCAAGTAAATTAGGTAACATAATTGCAACTGTTTTTTTGTTAACGGCTTTTGTAATATATTCTGGGTTAGTTATAAACTCACAATTTTCAACATCAACAAAATGAGGGATAAGTCCGCATTGATATATTGGTGCAACTGTTGTTGCAAACGTCAAAGCAGGTGTAATAACTTCACCACCTTTTGGTAAGTCTAAAGATGCTAAAGCAATTAAATTAGCTGAAGAACCGGAGTTAACCATAACTCCATATTTTTTTCCAAAGATGTTAGCAACTTTACTTTCAAATTTTTTTACTAATGGACCATCCATTAATGTTAAATGATTTTTTAAAACTTCATTTACAGCCTGTATTTCTTTTTGATCATAGACAGCGTTAGCATAATATATTTTTTCAGGCATAAAAACTTTTACAATTAAACTAAAGATTTGTAAACTATTTAAATTAATTTAATATTCATTTCACTATCACCATGACCAACTTTACCCACAGGTAAAAAATTAAAAGCCAAAGAAACTCTAATAATATCAGAATTATTTTTTAATATTTTATGGTATATTTCACTAGGGAAAAAAATTAGAAGACCATCAACAGGTTTAAATTTATATTCTGAAGAGTTATAAATGTTCCATTTAATTGGATCACACAAAAATCTTTTATGATTACTATAATCTTCAAAACTTATGTTTCCAGAATTATCATCGGTTTGTAAATATAATATACCGCTATACATAGAATTATGATGATTATGATAATTTGAACTTTGGCCTTTTTCTGTTCTTGTAAACCAAGATGTAGTTATATCAAATTTATTACTATATTGTAAAACTTCTTTACTAAAAAAATAAAATTCATTTAACACTAAATCTCTTAAATCTTTATACTCTGGCTTATTTAATACAGTTTTAGATTTTGAAGCTGCTGCAATATTTTCTACATTATTTTCTTTTTGATAGCCTGACTCAATAAATGGTTCTTGTATTCTTGATATAATTCTTTTTGTATCTATGTTTAATTTTTTTAAATAAAATAATTTTGAAAATAAGGGTAGGGCTTGGTATTCCATTACTTATAAATTAATTTATTTTTATCTGCTATATAACAATATTTTAATTCAGAATTTTTCATCATGTATTTAACATCATTATATTCCTCGCATAAAACATGTCCAGGTAAATTTAAAGAAGTATTTAATACTGCGGGTAAACCCGTAAGTTTTTTAAACGAATTAATGAGATCATAATATTTTGGATGGAAAGATTTATTTAAAGTTTGTATTCTACTAAAACCATCTACCGAACATACATTTTTTAATCTTTTGTCTTTAGATTTATAAACAAACATCATGTAAGGTGATGTTTCATTTGTTTCTATTTCGAATAATTTTGATGCATATTCTTCTAACACAGTGCAAGCAAACGGTCTGTACCATTCTCTTTTTTTTATTTCATTTATTTTATTTAATATAGATTCATCTAAAGGATTTCCTAACAATGATCTAAAACCTAAACCTCTTTGGCCTTGTTCACTTTTGCCTGAAATTATTGCTACTGGTTCTTTAATCAAAATGTTTGCAACTTCTTCTATGCTTATATTTTTATTTTTATAGGGTAAGAAAGCATTCAAATCTTGTTCAGGTTTAAAACCCGAACAAATATGTTTTAAAGGTTTTACATTATTATTTGTAGCCCACAAAGCTGCACCTAATGATATTCCAAAATCACCATTAAAAGGATCAGGTAAAATTTTATTATCTAAAGTATTTTTTAGATTAGTATTATTTAAAACATTTTGTGCACAACCGCCACTCAAAAGTATTGTTTTATTTTCGTAATTAATTTTATTTAGAGTTTTTAAAAATAAAATTTCAAAAGCTTTTTGAAAAGAACTTACAAAGTCCAGACTAGGTGAATTTTTTGATAAATGATTAATGTCGTGATTTAACAAAAATTTATTAAAATTATTTGTATTGTCATAAAATTCTACCTTATTATCAATAATATTTTTATTCCAATTATCTCTGTGAATTAGATTATTAATTATACTTTCACGTGCTGTGCCATAAGAAGACAGTGCCATAGCTTTTCCCTCTTCTGCTTGTTTCAAACCTAATTCATAAGTAAGTTGTTCATAACCTTTTCCTAAAGATATTGAATTTATTATTTTCGTTTTTTTGTCTATAAAATTAAGAGGTCTTTCTGTATAAAATTTATTGTAAATATTTTCTAAATTTTCGTTATATATTGTTTCATTTTCAACAATCTTTAAATTATTTATATGTCTAGAAGGGTGATTAAAAAATTGTGTTGCACCTTCACCGTCAGCGACAAATATTATAAAATTTTTATCAACCTGATAAAAAAATTTTGCACAATATGCATGAAATATGTGATGTTGAGTTTGTCCTAATATTATTATTTGATTTATGTTTACATTAAAAAATCTTTTTAAAAATATAATAGTTGCTGCACCCCATAAAGGTCCCATAGAGGTTAAAATAATTTTATCAAACTTAATTTTAAAATCTTTTACTTTTTGTAATATTTCAAAAGTATATAAAGATTGATGTTTAAATTTATTGTATCTATCTAATTGATGATGAGCGATTACCTCATTCTCAGAAACGACAGTTATAGATCCATCGTGTCCAAGATGAAAAGCTAGCACGTTCATTATTTAAAATTTAAAGGGTATGAGTGCTTTCTTTTTTTCTTCTGCGTCTACAATCTTTTGAAATAATTTATCTAACTCTTCTATGTGTTGTGGATGTTCTCCAATACCAACAGGTTTTTCTAAATAAATTTTTATTGTTGCATCGGCAGATGAAATTTCAGCATCGTATTTATCCTCTAATGCTTTCAGTAAAGCTAATCTAAAACTCATGTGAGTTTTTATATAATTAAACCCAAGGTTTGTAAATAGATTTAATTTTACCTTGTGCTAACAATTTTTTTAAATCACCTTTAGACATTGTCGAATAATCAGGGTCTTCATACAACTGTAGGTGAGGGTCTTTCTGTGGTTCAGAGTTAAATAAACTTTTTATCCAAGCCCAAATCATTTCTTCCCTCCGTTCCTGAAGATTTGTGTGCCTTTGATTCCGTAAATCGATGCCACGACTAAAATCCAGAGATTTGTAAACCATGACGGGAGCTGCGAAAACATCTCGAAGAATAATTTTACTTTGTCCATCGCTGTTGGGTCATCTGAGATGACTGCATATGCGAGCACCAACACGGGCAAACTAAGAATTATCAAAACTGCCTCGTCTTTCCAGTCTGATTGTCTAGCCTCAAGAAGTTTACCTTGGTAAGCTTCTTCGCCTTTGGCCATACGTTCTGCATGCATTAATTGTGCATCAGACATTGCCATTTTAGTCTTTTGCTTGTTAGCATAAATTTTTGATCCTGCAGATATTGCAAGTTTAATAGCTGATAACCACATTATTTTTTATATCCTCCTTTTTTCATTTTTACTGGGGGTACTTGAGAATTAGGTCCTCTTTTGGGTGGTGGTCCATAACTAACTCCACCTGATAATCCACCAACTTTATAAGCTACAAAATTAAAAAAATTATCTTTGGGACTCACTAAACTTTGATCTATTTTTTTTGTTGTAGCAATTGGTTGAATAGGTTGTGTTGGAGTAATACCTTTATTTCCTCCTTTGTCAGTTGGACCAGTAGGCCCAGTAGGTCCTGTTGTTAACATCTCACCACCAAGAACATCTACTTTTCTTTGTTCTTTTAAATTTTTTCTATCATAAGTCTTTTTTTTACCTAAGTTTAATGCAGTCACACCTACTTGATAAGATAGTGGAGTAAGTAATCCTAATGGTCTTGGATCAAAATATCTAGGTCCTGTTCTTACTGTTACTTTTTTTGTTTCATTGCCTCCAACACCTTTGTTTCCTCTTCCAGTATATTGGCCTTTAGCTCCATATTGTTCTCTATTATTATCTGAATCATTATTTGATGTGCTTTTACCAAAATCTGCTGCATCCTTACCACCTCTAGCTTTTATAACTTTTTTTAACTTACCAGAATTTTCCATAGCATAAAAAACAGAATCACCTTTTTTCTTACCATATTGGTCTCTGAATTTTGCTTTTAATTTTTTTCCTTTAGCTGTGAGTGGCATTATCCAAACATCCTTCTAATTTTATTTTTTCCTGCTTTTGCTATTTTTACAACTTCATTTTTTTTCATAACCTTAGCACGTTGTTCCATAACAGTTAATATTTGTATTTTTCTTGCAAATGGTTTGTTTATATTCACAACTTTTTTTACTGTAGCTCTAGCATCACTAGGTGTAGCAAATTTTATTTTTACTGTATCCCTAGGATTTTCGTCAGTATATAATCTTCTATCAGAACCTTTTGGTTTTTTACCTGTGCCTTTAACTGGGTCTGCCATTATTTAGCCTTCTTTCTTGCTATCTCTAATTTTTCATCAGCTATTCTAATTCTTTCAGCTGCTTGGTCTTCATTATTTTCTAATTTCATTTTTTCTATATCTAATTTTTCATCTATTTCGTTTTCTCTAATTTCATTAGACATCATATCTTGATCTGCTTTTCTTTGTAAATCCATAGCTTTTATATCTAATTCTCTTTGTTTTAACATCACTAATGGGTCTTGTTTACCCATGTTTTCGCTTTGAGCTAACTCTAAAGTTAGAGTTGCTATTCTATTTGCTATCATTGAAGCTATTTGAATCTCCGCACCTTGTGGATCAGCCTGTAACATCTGTTGCATCATAGGATCTTCCTGTATCTTTGCACCGATTTCTCCTTGAGCTAACATAGAAATATGTTCTGAGATGTGTGATTGCAATGAAGCGTAAACTTGTGGATTAATTTGCACCATTCTTGTAGACATAAATGCTCTATGAGCAGTTATGTGTGCCATATGATCTTGAGTTGGAAAAGCTTTTAAAGGTTTCATCATAATAGCTTCCATATTTTCTGTTGCTGGGTCTTTTGGCACTGGTCTTTCTTGTGGAATAAGCAATTGATCTATATCTTGAGTGCCTAAAGCCTCATATACTCTTCGATATGCTTCTCTTAAGTTGTGCATCATCGGATTTGATAAAGCAATCTTTAAATTTTCGTTTGCCATCGTAACTCTTTGAGCCATACTCATGATATTTGGGTCTGCAACCGGTATTACATCTACTCTATCATCAAAATCTGTAGCTTTTACCGCTTGATCTGCTCCATATACTGAATATGGGTAGATTGGTGGTAGATATGTTGCAAAAACTTTTGATAAAAGTCTAAATTCTCTTCTCATTGAGTAATAACATCTCTTGTGTATAGCACTCATGACCCTCGAACCTCTTTCTAACAGTGAAACAGTAGTACCAACAGCTCTATTTTGTAGGTCATTACCAGTATCCATGTTAGTTATGGCTGCAAATTTTTGTCCAGCTTCT